CATGGCAAAAAAGCATTGTCAGGCTGGGGCTGTTGACTAAGGCCCCGCTAAGTGTCATATGTAACAGCATGGTTTTGAAAAAAGATGGTATGCCCAATCGTAAGTTTAAGGGGGTTTGCAAAAACCCAATGCTTAAATGCGACAGATGTGGAGAATCTAAGTTGCGTTCAGAATGGCCGCGAGAGGGAAGTAGTGGGTCGTGCGTTAAAAGTGACAAGTTGTTGAAATATTGTTGCTCAAACAAGGTTAGATCATACGCAGATGTTTCTCAAGATATAGAGACACAAACAAAAATTTGTTCTTCTTGCAAGCTGCGCAAACCTTTTAGCGATTATTCGCCAAATAACGCATCAAAAGACGGTCGCCAGACAACATGCAAACCATGTCGTTCTGCAAAAGTTCACTCTGGAGAATGGAATGGTAACGTAAGAAGGCAATCTATCATCAATGAAAGGTCAGACGGTTCGATTACAACCGAACTGATGAACAAGATGTTTTCGATTGAAGTCTGCCCATGCTGTGATGGCTGGATGGAGCGAGATGATAAAGTGCTTGACCACATTGTACCGCTCAAATTGGGCGGCGGCCACACTGCGCAAAATGTGATGGTGTTGTGCTGGTCGTGTAATTCAGCTAAACATGCGCATCATCCATATAAGTGGCTAAGGATGTTGAAGCCAGAGGCCGCTGACAGAATGAGAGTATATTATAGTGGGATGGGCTTAAACTTTGACGCATGAGAACAGAAAAAAAGCTGGTTCCGAAAGTATGCTCAGGCCAGAGGTGTCTTTTCAGACATACGAAGAAGCCCGTACCAGAAAGATAAGCGCCGAAGCGGAGATCGCGGAACTCGAACTGGCGAAGATACGCGGCACACTTTGCATGACCGACGATGTGGTTAAGGCGTGGGAAAGTGTCCTCCATGCGTGTAAGGCCAAGTTCCTTTCGCTGCCGACCAAGGTGGCCCCTGTTGTGGCGAACGAAAGTGATGTGGCGAAGGTAAAGGACTTTTTGGAGGGCGCAATCCGCGAGGCGCTGATGGAACTGTCGAACTACCAGCCGGAGGTCGATCCGGTTCGCACTGGTAGCGGCGCTGTTGAGAATGCCGAAGCCCCTGTCGAGGAGGAGGCCAAGCCTAAGCGCAAGGTGGGTCGCCCGAAGAAGGGTCGCACTATCATCGTATGATGTGTTGCAAAGTCTGGCCCGTTAATATATGGTTCTGCAAACAAGGAGATTTTGATGCCTTACGATAGGAATGATTTCACCAGCGGCGCTGACACCTTTGGTTTTGGCGGGGCGAATATTGATTTGTCGTCAACAGACTTTACTGTTGGCAACACCGTCAAGGCCATCACTGTGGTCGCATCTGGGAACATTGTCTTCCGTGCGCTAGATAGTGCTGCGGACATTACGATCACTGGCGCTCCTGTGGGCTATGTGATCCCTTGGCACTGTAGCTTCATTCGGCGTACTGGCACGACTGCGACACTTGCTACTATTATTGGTCGCTAATAATGTTGTCGCTCTCTAGGTTCAAGGTCAACCTGTACAACCTATTGCTAGGCGAAGGCAGCGAGGCTGATCAGCCGACGCTGATTCTGAATTTCTTACAGCCGTCTGATCCTGCGCCGCAATATTACGTTTTTGAAGAAGACCCGGCCTAACTCAAGTTTGGAATCAAGCCATGCCATTAGTCAGCAAAACCTTCGATCAGCTTCTCGACTTCACGCGCACAACGTCAGGCACGTTCGTTGGCAGCAATGGCCTGATCCAGAACACGCCAGCCAGCGTGAACTTGCTGACGTTCACGCAGCAGTTTGATAACGCTGCTTGGACGAAGACGGCGGCAACTGTCACTGCGAACACGACTGTTGCGCCTGATGGCACTTCTACGGCTGACAAGTTGGTTGAAACAACTGCTACAAGCGCACACACCTGCCGCAATACCGCGACAGTCACTGCTTCAACAACCTATACGTTGACGGTTTACGCCAAAGCGGGAGAGCGCACTTGGATTGCAGTTGACCCCGTATCCCCTGGCGTGTCGAATAACATTACCTTTTTCAATCTGTCAAACGGCACTATCGGGACAAGCGCAGCCGGTAATACAGCGGCGATCACCGATGCCGGAAACGGCTGGTATCGGTGCACAGTAACGCGCACAACCGCTGTGGGGCAGATTACTTGTTTTGCTCAATTTGCGCCTGCAAGTGCCGACAATACCGTTTCATATACCGGAGACGGCACATCCGGCATCTTCATCTGGGGCGCACAGCTTGAAGTCGGCAGCACAGCCACCACCTACACACGCAACAACGGCGGCGTATACCCGCCACGCTTTGATTACGACCCTGTAACGCTTGCGGCAAAGGGCTTGCTGATTGAAGAGCAGCGGACGAATTTGCTGGTTCGGTCTGAGGAATTTGACGCCGCGAATTGGTCAAAGAGCGGTTCGACGGTTACCGCCAACGCCACCAATTCGCCTGACGGAACAGTGGATGCAGACAAGCTGGTTGAAGCTGCCACTACGGCTCAGCACCGTACATCCCAAGCGGTCACCGTTACAAGCGGCGCAGCGTATACCTATTCCATTTACGCTAAGGCAGCAGAGCGCACTTCGATATGGGTCCGTATTATCGGCGCGGCTACTTTTGCAGGGTGCATCGTAGACCTAACCAATGGCGCAATTACCGGCATAACGGGAACTTCTACTGCTACGAATGTAGGTAACGGCTGGTATCGCATCACTGTTTCTGGCACATCCGACAGCACCACGGCCACCGTTTACGCCAACCTGATTGATGGCGCGGGCGCAAACACCTACCTTGGCGATGGCACATCAGGTCTATTCATCTGGGGCGCTCAACTCGAAGCCGGAGCATTCGCCACCAGCTACATCCCCACAGTTGCCAGCCAAGTCACACGCACGGCTGACCAGTGCAGCATCGTCGCACCGAACTTCGCGCCTTGGTATAACCAGAGCGAGGGGACGTTTGTTATTAATTTCACGCCAGACGAGGGGCTAACAAACAACGTCACACGCGTTCTCGCTGTAAGCCAAGGCGGCGTAACTGCCCGTGTGGTAGACCTATATACAAACGGCACAAACTGGGTAAATTACAACGGAACGACAGCAACCGCCTTTGGTACTGCAACCGTAACTACCACTCCGCAAAATATAGCTATTGCATATAAAACAGCCGATTACGCATATGTGCAAAATGCAGGCACGGTTGCTGCGGTTGCGTCCGCATTAGTGAATGCCCCCACGCAAATGGCGATTGGCCATACAGGCAGCGCCCAACAGCTCAACGGCCACATCCGCTCCATCCGTTATTATCCTGTTCGCCTGAGCAACGCCCAAATCCAAGCCCTCACGGCGTAAGGAGACACCAATATGGACCTATACCTAAAAGCAGCCACCGAAGCAGACATGACCGCCGCACTGCTTGAGGCGGGCATTGTCACTGAGCAGACCGTTGAAACCCAAGTCGGTGAGACTGAGGACGGCAACGCAATCCTGCAAGATGTGACGGTGCTTGTCCCGACGCAGGACTTCTCCGTTGACCAGATTGGCCCATTCACGAAAATCATTGGCTACGACGAAGAGGGCGAGCCTATCGTCGAGGATTATCCCGATTGGCACACCAACCTTCGCGGCAGCTTCGATGAGGAGCAGTTGGCTTTGCTGACGCCGCTCAGTGTTGAGCCGCCAGTGCCGTATAGAATGTGGGCATAGGAGCCTAAAACAATATAATAATAGGTTTAAAATATGATTGAACAAGCAACGCGGGAAGCTGCATTAGAGCAAATGGCGAAAGCCATGAAGCAGATGACGCCGCCTCCGCGTATGAGCGTGGCACAGTGGGCGGACCACGAACGAAGGCTGGACTCACAGAGCAGTGCGGAGCCGGGTCGGTGGATTACATCCAGAGCTGAGTATCAACGCGGCATCATGGATGCCTGTTCTGACCCACTCGTTAAAGAGGTTGTGGTGATGTGCGGTGCGCAGCTTGGCAAGTCTGAGATGCTGCTAAACACCATTGGATACCACATGGCCCACGATCCTGCACCTATTCTGATGATGCAGCCAACCGTGGATATGGCTCAGTCGTTTTCGAAAGACCGTGTTACTGCGGGTCTTCTCCGTTCAACCCCGTGCCTTAGAGATAAGGTCAAAGATAGTAAGGCGAAAGATGCAAACAACACTACGCTTCATAAAGTTTTCCCCGGTGGCGCTCTTTCTCTTGTTGGCGCTAACTCTCCTAGTTCCCTTGCTTCTCGTCCGATTCGTATTGTTCTGTGCGATGAAGTTGATCGATACCCTCCTTCTGCTGGTGAGGAGGGCGATCCTATATCTCTTGCCAAACGAAGAGCCGCAACGTTCTGGAACAGGAAGATCATTTTAGTATCGACGCCAACCAATAAGAACGCCAGCCGCATTGAGGCGGCGTATGAGGAAAGCGATCAGCGCAAGTTCATGGTTCCGTGCCACGACTGCGACCATTACCAAGAACTGACTTGGGCCTACGTTAAGTGGCAGGATGACAATCCGCACACTGCGTTCTACTGCTGTTCCGAATGCGGCTCAATCTGGGGCGATGCAGATCGGCGCAAGGCTGTGTCGAAGGGCAAGTGGGTCGCCAATAAGCCGTTTAACGGCGTGGCTGGATTCCACCTAAATGCACTCTATTCTCCGTGGTCCGTGCTGTCGGACGCGGTTGAGGAGTTCTTGGCTGCGCGTAAAGACCCCATGCGTCTCAAGACCTTCGTCAATACCTTCTTTGGTGAGACATGGGAGGACCAGGGCGAGGGCGTTGATGACTACGCCATCTCCAAGCGCAAGGAAGAGTATGAGGGCATCCCTGATGACGTTGTGGTCCTTACCTGCGGCGTTGACGTTCAGGATGACCGCCTAGAGGTTGAGATTGTCGGCTGGGGTGCCGGCGAGGAAAGCTGGCAGATTGAGTATCACGTTCTGTATGGCGATCCTTCGGCCCCTGCTTTATGGGCGAAACTGGATGACATCCTTTTGGCGACCTATGAGCATCCAAGCGGTGAGCCAATGCTTATTCGCGCAACTTGTATCGACTCCGGTGGTCACCACACCCGCGCAGTTTACAACTATGCCAAGACCAGAGCGGGTCACAGGGTGTTTGCGATCAAGGGCGTTGGCGGCGAGGGTAAGCCCATCGTCGGACGCCCATCGCGGAACAATATCGGCAAGATACCGTTATACCCTATTGGCGTTGATACTGCGAAAGAGTTGCATTACGCACGGCTCCGCATTGACGAACCGGGTGGCGGCTATTGTCACTTCCAAGCCAAACGCGATGATGAGTATTTCCGCCAGCTAACGGCAGAAAAGCAAGTAGTCCGCTACCACAAGGGCTATCCGACACGGGCTTGGATCAAGACGCGGACTCGAAACGAGGCGCTTGACGTTCGAGTTTATGCGATTGCTGCTTTCCATATTCTCAATATTAATATAGATAGCATAGTTAAGCGGTTTCATGCTACTATAAACCGTAGAACTGACGCTCTTTCTGGGGCCGAAGATGTGAAGCCACACCCGTTGGCCTCAAGGAAAGGGCCAAAACGAGGTGGTTTTGCTAATAACTGGCGTTGAGGGATAATGGCAAACCTTTTTGATGAAAGCAATGCACCAGAAGGCGAACCTCTGAAGATTGTCGTTGGCGACTTTCTCCAGTGGAAGAAGACGGCGCTTGCCGAAAGCTATCCTCCTGCCCAATATTCTGCAGAGTATGTTGCGCGTGTGGCCTCTGGCTCAAGCGGCGAGATTAAACTACCCGCTACTGAGCGCACAGATTATTACCTGTTCCAAGCAACAAGTGCGGTCACTGAGGTGTTTACGCCGGGTTTCTACCACTGGCAACTTGAAGTTACGCAAACATCTAGCGGCAACCGAATTGTTGTTGCCCGTGGCGAATTTGAGGCGATTGCCGATCTCGACAATAACGGCGCTGATCCACGCACCCACGCTGAGATAATGCTGGACAAGATCGAAGGCTTGCTTGTTGGCCGTGCTGACAAGGACGTTTCGTCTTACTCAATACAAGGTCGCTCCATCTCCAAGATGACTATCTCCGACTTGTTGCTGTGGCGCGATTACTACCGCAAAGAGGTTACTAAAGAGCGCCGTGACAACGCAATTGAATTGGGTCGCCCCACTAAAACCACGATGAAGGTTCGGTTCCTATGAGTCTTTGGCGCGAAGCATTGGGTTTGCCCCCGAAAGCAAAAAACACTGTCGCAAAGCGTTCATACCACGCTGCGAACACAGGTCGGCTCTTTGCCGATTTCTTTGCGTCCAGCCGCAGTCCTGACAGCGAGTTAAAGCCTGACCTCGTAATTATGCGTAACCGCGCCCGTGCGCTGGCGCGTGATGATGTTTATGTCAAGCGTTACCTGACACTGCTCAAGACCAATGTGGTTGGCGAAAAGGGTATGACGCTACAGGTAAAAGCCCGTAACACAGACAATTCACTGGATGTCATTGGCAACCAGATCATCGAAGACGCTTGGTCGCAGTTCTCCATGAAGGGTAACTGCACATCTGATGGCCGCCTAAGCTGGATCGATTTGCAGAAGTATGTGATGGAGGCCACCGCCCGTGATGGCGAGGCTTTTGTGCAAATTGTCCGCAATCGTGGCTTTATCCACGGCATTGCGTTTCATCCTATTGAAGCCGACCTGATCGACGAGATGAAGAACGAGCGGTCTAGGAATGGCAACGAAATTCGCATGGGTGTTGAACTTGACGCCTATCAGCGTCCGGTTGCCTACTGGGTCAAAAAGCGTCACCCCGGCGATCTAGACTTTGCGACGGTTACGGTAAACGTATCTGAGCGCATTGACGCCAAGAACATCATTCACGTTTATGATCCACTTCGTGCGGGTCAGACACGCGGTGAGCCATGGATGGCCCCTGCGATTGCCCAGTTGAAGATGCTCAACGCGCACCGTGAGGCTGAGTTGGTCGCCTCGCGCATGGCTGCATCGAAGATGGGCTTCTTTACGTCGGACAATGGCGAAGATGCACCAGCCGACGATTATGATAACGGTGTGCCAATCATCGATGCGGAACCCGGCACATTTCACCAGTTGCCAAATGGTGTTGATTTCAAGCCATTTGACCCAACGCATCCGGCTACGGCGTTTGCGGAATTTCAGAAGGGTGTCCTGCGCGGCATTTCATCGGCACTTAACGTATCCTATGCCTCATTATCTAACGACCTTGAGGGGACATCCTACAGTTCTATCCGTCAGGGCGCACTTGAAGAGCGCGATGCGTATAAGATGTTTCAACAGTTCCTGTTGGAGCATTTTGTTATTCCAGCTTACTCTGCTTGGTTGGCTCACGTTATGGAGTTCGGCTATATTCCGATTCCAGCGACACGCTTCCCTAAGTTCTTTACGGCATCGCATTTCCGCGCACGGGGCTGGCAGTGGGTGGATCCTCAAAAAGAAGTAAACGCGGCTGTCACGGCTATGCACAACGGCATTATGTCAATGCAGGATGTTTCGGGTCAATATGGGCGCGACATCGAAGAGACATTCAGCCAGTGGCAGCGTGACAAGGAGTTGGCTGACCAGTTCGGTCTTGAACTAGCTTTCTTCCCGTTTGGTGGTGACGCTAAGACCAAGACCGCTGATGACGAGGACGATGACGATGAGGAATAA